TGTGTAGCCTCAAGGATTTCTTCTTTCAAACCCTTTACAATTTCTGCTGTACCACTTGAGTCCGCATAGCCAGCCATCTTTTTAGCCATGACCATATCGCCACCTGCTTCATCAAAAAGAACAGCAAGAAACTTTTGCTGCTTGTCTGTTAGTTGTCTTGCCATTAAAACTCACCATTATGCATTGCATTAGCCAACTTCACTGCACGTGATTTTACCTGATTTGCCCACCTGCTGTCAAGCATTTCTTTTGATGCTATGTCAAATTTATTTTCGTGAATAGCATTCCACATTTTCTTGAACTTACAAAGGCGGGGTACGCCCATGTTAAATGCCATATCCACAAGTACAAGTTGACGTACAGCGTCCAAATCCTCTACGCAAGGATGCGCACGGAGGAGTTCTTCTTCGACTATCTGTACGTCATTCTGTGCGAGGTACATAGCATCAGCTTCCGTGATGCCATCAGAAAAGATGTGTTCAATGTTTGGAATATCCATCCAGTCCAGTTCATCTTTACTGATACCCCGGTCATCCAGATTCCTACCAATTCCTACAGTGTTGATACCAAGTGTATCCTGATACACATCAAGGCGTAGCCCCTCATGTGCAATCAACTTTTCAATCAACAACTCTTTACGGTATTTCATTTCTCGTGTCCCATCCATACGGCAAACGCGCCGGTCATTGCGCCAGTAACCACACTAACTAGACCCGCCTGTGCGTTGGTCGGGTCTGGTAGCGTCATAAACCACTCCACTACCCGCCAAGCGGATATTGACATCATAATCATCATCAAGCGGGGCAGTATCTTCCACTTGAGTAATCTTTCCATTGTTACTTCGGCCACGGTTTTTCCTCGCTTGCTCTTCGGTAGTTCTGTCGTGCATACTCCACATCCGCAACTGGACTACCTCTTACCGAAGAATTTTGTAGCACTGCGTACACCAAAGCTGGCGGCAACAATAACACCAAGAGAATATTGATACCACTCCGGCATGGCCTGAAGATTTGCAAACCCATTAGCAACTACCTCTTCCATTCCCGGTACAAATGCTAGAATTAGCGGGATGCTAAACAGGATGGTTAACCATTCATCTTTCCACGAAGACTGACTACCTTTAGCCATCTCCAAATCCCAGTCAATCTCACCTGTAGCTTTCTTCTGCATTACGATAGCTTCGGCCTGTGCCTTGGCTACCTTGGTGGCTGACTGAGCCTTCTTCTCTTCGACCTTGCCACTCAGCCATGTACCGGCGAGATTAGCTATCGGTCCTATCAGTGCGGTCAACATTTTTCAGTTCCCATAATTTCTTCTTAATTAAATACACACGTTGTTCTACATCAGGCTCCATATCAGCCAAGCGAACATCTCGTGGGTCATTACCCGCCTCTGCGAAATCTTGCAGTCTTTTTAGCAATAGATTTAGGCTGGCGTACAAACTGTTTCCCCTTGCGTGTACCTTCTCTCTTAGCCTTAGTTGTAGCAGCATATTCGGCTGGTGTCAAGGATTTAATTGCTTTTTCAGGCAAATACCTTTCACCTGTCTTTGCGCTGGGCTTGCCAGACTTAGTGCGCCACTTCTGTTTTGTCCACGACTTAAGGCTCTGTTGTGACTTAGCTAACGTCATTATATTTTTCCTTGTGAATGTAAAGCCAGCAACACTACGCAGCCAAGAATGCCCAATCCCACGATAAACAGAAAAGTAATAATAGCTATTTCAAAATAGTGCTTACGTTTTCGTATTGCTTCCTGTTCTGCTTCTCTTCGTGCGGTACGTGCCTTTGCCTGAAACCTTACCCAGTCATGCCATAGTCCGGGCCGACCTGCGTAAATCATAATCTGCTTTAGCTGCTCTTCCTGTTCACGTATCTGCTCAAGAGCCATAAACTCTTCTAGGTCAGAGCCGCCACCCTTTTTATTAGCCTTCTTCTGTAGGTCTTCCTTTGCGCCTACAAACTTAGCAATCGCACTGCCAGCTTTGGCAATGTCACCGCCGTGCTGCACAGCTTGCTTGATAACACTAAATGCTGCATTTGCTGCGGCTAATTCGGCAAGCATCAGTAAGTCTCCATATCTTTGTTTACTAACTTGGGCAAGCAGTACGCTGTGATACTCTCACCCTGCTTATGAAGTTTCTGTGCATACCAAACACAATCATTCAAGTCACGGAAATACATATCCTTGCTGACTTGGGTTTTGACTTCTCCCACTCCAAGAAAGACGAACAGGAGAAAGACGTGTTTCATTGTTACTTGTAGCCGCCCCCTGCTTTCTTATAGGCTGATGCCAGCATCTGGGCTTTACGTGCCGACCACTGTCCGGGTGCGCCGCCTTTGCCACCAGCTTTAATGCGACTAAACTGCCGCTTTCTCATTCCGGGCTTAGTATAGTTGCCAGCTTCGTTAACTCTGCTTTTGCTCTTTGGCGCACCACCCGCCGCAAGTTTAACCGTTCTAGCCTGTTTCGTTTTCGTTCTAGCTTGTGAGGCTTTCTTTTTAGCGGGGGCTTTTTTAGAGACACGTGCCATCTCCTATCTCCTATGAATGTGCTGGGTCAAAGAACTCTTCTGCTGCTATAACAACAGTAAGAGTGTCTGCAGTTCCAGCAGCCACAATAATTTTATCTTCGGCATGAAGGAACAGCGGTTTGTCTACAGTAAACACAGACTCTGCCCCTTTGCCCGTTACCGCATGTGCTGTAAATAATGTGTAAGTTGTATTGGCAGCTTTCTCGTAATACTTAATGGTGTAGTTACGATTACTGCTATCACTGTTGGTAATCAACAGATGTTCTACATGTGACGAGAAGTTCTTCGGCACAACATATACATCAGTGTCATTGGTATTAGCCAATGCCGTCGCATGTGTTACAAACTTTGAACCGTCATTTTGTCTGGGCATCTCTGCTTTCCCAATACTCTTCACCGTAATCGTGAAGTATTTCTTCGCCTTGCTTTATTTCTTTAAGCGCAAAAAACCTAACAAAGCGTTCATCTTCTTCTTCAATGTCCCACTCAGCGTTTGGACTTGCGCTATGATTATATACCATAGCAAAGCCAAGTGGGATGTAATACTCTTCTTCGCCGTCATAAGGTGTGTGAAACATGTAGTCATGGAGGACACACTCATCTCCCACGTCAGTATAATCCGCGACCAGATAAGGACACAACTCAATCGTATCTCCTTGAGCATAGTCCTTATCCGCGAAAACACCAAGTCCATGTATTTCCGAATCTGCAACATATGGCATTACTTCTTCTTTTTAGCCATACCGCCGCGCATCATCTTCTTCTTAGCCATCTTAGCCATGCCGCCGCCACGCATTTTCTTCATGCCCATGCCGCCACCGCGCATCATTTTTTTCTTCTTAGCCATCTTTGCTTTGCCCATTGCCATCTCGTAATCTCCTTCTGTCAAGCACTAAAGCATCGTATACTTCTTCTGGAAAGTGTTCGTAGTAATTAGACTTTTCCAGATACAAGGCTGCATCGTCTAGTTTAGAAAGTTTCTGCACAAAGACCATACAGTATGACAGGCTGTCGTCCGTTACGTCGTCATCGACAAGGAAATCAAGACCCGCCTCTGTTGCGTCATAGTCAGGGTGAAACACCATCAGGTGCAAATCAATACCAGCTACAGACGCTAACTCATTGATGCCATCACAATACCCATCTAGGTATTCCATGTCTGGCAAATCTTCTTCCGCCCACACTACGATGTCGTAATCGTGGTCATCAAACTTGCGGACTTCTTCTATTAGTCCACTTAGTCCCGTATTGATACTGAATACCACCTTATCGTCAGCCCATGCCTTTCTGGCATAGGGGCAGGGCGGCAGACCATTTAGTTTAGCATTGGGTACTTCTAAAAAGTCCCTAGACCACGTGCGTATATCACGCTCGACTGGATGCATTACTTTTGGTTGTCAGCCGCCATAGCACGAACCATGCGCTTCTGACCAGCAGTCAGGTTGTCCATGACAGAACCACCAGCAGAGTACATGTGTACTTTCTTGTTAGCTACTCCACCACGCATCATCTGTGCTTTGATACCTGCTTTATCGCCTGTAGTCTTGTCCCCAGCTGTAACTGCACTGTACTTACGCAGGACTGCTTTCGCATCCTTACGCTCCTGCACGGTATAGTCAGAAGGGTTCTCCATAATCTTCATAGCTTCTGAGGGCGTCATATCAGCCATCTTAATCTCCTACCATTTTACTTTATGCGACCAGTATTTTGCTGACAGCTTACTGGTCGGCTTACCTTGTGCATCGTGCCGTGCATAGTACGACTTCTTACGTGCCTTGTCCTTTGCTGTCTTAGGACTCTTGCCAGCACCTTTGACGCCCTGCTGACCGAAGCGAATAAACTTGTATGTGTCACCCTCTTTAGCCATCACGCAGTGAGACTTCGTTGGGTGGTTGGGTGTCCTCTTAGGCTTGTTCACGCCCTTGAGACCTTCCTCTTTCATCTTATTCTTAACTCTCTCAGGAATACTGCTCATAGAGAAATACCTTTTGCCTTTGGCTCTTCACACTTGAAATGAAAGTTAAGAGGTACAGGAATAGTGTATGCAATCCCCGCAATCATTTCCTGCGCACGAGCAAAACATTCTTCACGGGTCTCATACGGACCCCTAGTATCTGTGGCCTCTAAACATGCGTCAGGGTCTGTGACTCCAATTGCACATGCAAGCACCATTGCTTCAAACATTGTCCTTGCCCTCTGACCAGCCTTCAGCCCTCATGGCATCCTCTACGTGCTTCAATGAAAAGGAACGCCCATAGTGTGCCTCAACTGCCTGTCGCACGTAGAAGACATCACTGTGGGGGATATGAAGTTTGTCAAGTGAGTTAGTACGGATAGCATCATAGAATGCTTCTAGTACATTGTCTGTGTATAGTTTTACTGATTTCTTTGCCATTGTCAAGAAAAAATTTACAGGAGCATCACTCTAAGTGATAGTTCGCATCACTTAGATGTACATTTAAGTGTATTTATAGATTTACTAAATAACACTTAGGTGATCACTTATAGTGTAAGTTCGTTTAGTTTATATAATTATACCAGAATCCAGATACCGTGTCAATACCTAAAATGCAAGTCCGGGCAAATTAATGTACAGTTGCACAAAAAATAGGCAGGTTGCACACTGCTTGTGCATATAAGGTTGTCAGTTGCTGTAGTGGTTAACAGTTGATTTCACTGATCTGTGTAGATATCCATGCTATACTACTACGTACGGGGGCGTGGCCCCTGCCCACCTTCTTCCTGTCGCGCCGCGATCGCGTGCCGCGCAGGGGTTGGCCAGCCATTTTGTCGCAATAATCTGCTAAGTCATTGTGTGCAAACGCTTTATGCGCAATGGGCAACAGATAGTGCATCATTTGACGTTTCAATGTGTTAGCACAAAAGCACAATTCACAGAAATTGTCGTAAAAACGTCAAGGCGGTGCATATCAGAACAGAAATCGCTCTACACCTTTATATAGAAAAATCGAATTTTTCACCAAGCCACACCCCTACCCTAGCTAAGTCACTGTAATCCTTAG